CCTAATGCATCAAAATCACTTTGGGTTAAAATTCAGCAGACAGATAACGATTATGTAGGGGTACATCCTGACATAATCGAGTTTTGGAAAGCATTTTCTAAAGCAATGAAGCGACGCAATATACCATTGCGAGCGTTTGAATTTGTACGATCTGCAGAACGGCAACAAGAGTTATACGATAAAGGCAGAAGCAAAGCATCTGCAGGATTTGGTGCGCACCAATATGGAATGGCCGTGGATATTATTCACGCCACACGCGCATGGCAATTAAGCAAAAAAGAATGGGACTGTATAGGAGCAGTCGGCAAAGAAATAGCGCGTAAAAGAAACATAAAATTAGATTGGGGCGGAGATTGGAATTTCTACGATCCCGCACACTGGGAACTAGACAATTGGCAAGACCAAATCAAATAAAAAACAGTAAGTTGAATAACTTACACAAGGCAAACGGAACGGAAACTCCAAATATTGGAGTTCCGTTTGCCGACCAGATATCCCCTACCCTTGTTAAGATATGCATTTAGTGACACCAAACCGAGGTAAAATCATGGAAATATGTAAAAATAAAAACTGCCAAGCAGAAAAAGAAAAAGATGGGTATAAAACATGCCCAGATTGCAGGGAATATTGGAGATTGGCACAAAGAAAGCCAACAGGTAATGCGTATAAATTGGAAATTTTAACAGAAAAGTACAAACGCTTACAAAAACAATATGAACAATTAAAACAAAGTGTAGAAAAGTGTGTATAGCACCAACAAATTTAGATGATGGGACAGAAGTTGGGTGTCGCGAATGCTGGCAATGCCGCAAACGTAGAGTTAACGATTACGTTGGAAGATGCATTGCCGAAAGTAAGTTTTCAAAAAAAACTTACGCTGTAACATTAACGTATGACGCAGATCAAGGCGTTAATGCAGTAACGTTAATTTATAAAGACGTACAGGATTTTCTTAAAAGACTGCGTAAAAAACATAAATGTCGTTACATAGTCACTGGAGAATACGGAAGTGCTAAAGGACGTTCACATTGGCATATAATACTATTCTTTAAGGATAGTTGGCCAGAAGTGACGTCAAACAAAAGGGTAGATTGGAAATATTGGAAACATGGTTTCAGTTATTTTCAAGAACCGGACTGGAAGGGTTTTGAATATTGCCTGAAATATGTTCTGAAAGATCAGACATCAAGGCAAAGTGATAGCCATCTGGCTATGAGCAAAAAACCACCACTAGGCCACGAGTTTTTTCAACAATTAGCAAAGCAATATGTTGAACAAGCCCTCGTCCCACAAACATATTTCTATAAGTTTGGAGACGTAAGGGATTATAAAAACAGAGAAAAAGGGTTTATGATGCAAGGAAAAACAAGAGAAAATTTTATGGAAACTTTTGTCAACGAGTGGGAGGATAAATACTCTCACGAACCGTTATCGGAATTAGTAACAGACTATTACGACGATATAACGGAAATAGAGTACACGGACGAAGAACTGTACGAAAGATTGCATTATCAACCAGTAAAATATGTAGAACCATGGATCGAAGGACAAGGAGACGGAATATTTAAAGATATAGAATTAGTAGAAGCAACGTATGACGGAATACCAATATGTTATTGGGATAATAAAAACAAAACAGGCATACACATAGTGACGGAGAATGACGAATGGCACGAAAAAAGACCAGAAGTAATACAAACAATAAAACAAGGACAACAAATACAACGACGGCGAACCTACGCCGAAGTACAGTACGCGGAATTGGACGAGATATAGAAATATACAGTCCACCCGTTGAACAACGGGAGCGAACAGCCGCACCACCTCCCGAACGGGATCTAGCGAAGCGGAAAAAATCCCCGAAAAACTTTACGGTCAGAGATCTGCGGATAAGGTGTAAGGACAGACCCAAGAAAAACACCCCTACAGGGGGGTCAGGGTCTAAAAAAACATTTGTACCTTGGTGTTAAAAGTAAAAAAATGATACATTTTTAAAAAAAGTGCTTTACATTCCTAAATGTACAAAGCTATAAAAACGTATGGGTCAACACAACGAGTCTCATAATGGTATCATAATATATATTATCGGCCATTGAGCAGTTAGACCCTTCTAAATAAGAAGGAGTAAAAATTGCAATTACTACTAATCAAACAAATACTAAAACCGATTATCACTAGATGTGGTACTATGCTTGGCGCATCGCTTGCGGGCGCAGGAATAGCAGTTGGAACAACTGAAAGTATCGTTTTGGGATTTACCGCTTTAGCGGGAGTATCGATCGACCTCATAACACGGAGGTGGATCAAATGAAATTAAAAGACATCATTATAGCAACAGTAGCGGGAATAGTAATGGGTTTAGCCCTATTCTCGGATACGTTGTTAAACGCGGGAGCAATATAATATGGGTTTACCATTATACGGAAAAATAGCTTCATTAGGTTTAAAAGCTTTTGGAGCATACAAAACTTCTAAAGCAATGAAAGGCGCAAACGATCTTGATTTGGAAAAATTAAGACGTGAAGCAGAAGAAAATGGGTTTAACCCATTAACAGTACTACGAGCAACAGGCGGACAAGGTAGTACAAAAGGCCCATCTGGCGGTTTAGCTAGTGGGGCATTTTTTAGTACATTTGCACAAGGAATACCAAGTATTCTTGAATCAAATTACGATAAAAAAATGAAAGATGCACAGTTAGCAAGTACAATTGCTAACACACGTTATACTGGTGCATTAACACATGATTTATTAACAAATCCAAATAAAGGCGGACGAAGAATTGATCCATTAAGTGGATTAGAAATTAAAGACGCTTTTATACAAGTAAAGGGTGATGATGGGAAATTAACAAAAGTTCCCAACAACGAAATTACAGAAGGTAACAACCCAATTGAATTAGCAACAGCTGCAGGCATGCAAATAACATCAGAAGTTGCAAATAAATTAGGAGTGCCATTACCTACCCCAACATCTTATGTTGATATGGGTTCAAAGGTTTGGAATAAAATTGGATTATTATCAAAAGGTGCTTTTGATAAATTAAAATCCAAAGCAACTAAAAGTTATCAAGAAAATCACGGAGCTTTAGCAAGTGATACAATCATAACGTCAAAAATAGACGATTTTGATTATCTTGATGCATATTTTGGAAAATAAAATGTGCGCCAAGTGTAAAAAAATACGAAAAATTATAACCAAAATCATTGCAAGGAGAAAACGCAAATGAGAATGACTGAACTAATACCAAACAGCCCGATTGCTCTACAGAAATCGCGCCGAGCTGCAAAAGGTCGAGTATTGACGTCAGGCGACGCAGGTAAAATCCTGCCGTTGAAATACGAATGGCTTCACCGCGAAGACGGCGTGCAGAGCGGTAAAATCCGCATGAACGTTGAAATGATGGAAACATCACAGCTGTTAATGAACGGTGTTGGCGTAACACTTTACGCACATTTCGTCCCAATGCTTGCATTTGACCGTTTTAACGGATCAATGGACGAATTAAACCGATCATATAAAAAAGAAAATGGTGCAGCAGGAAGTGTAGTTCCATTTTTTGAAACAAATAAATATTGGCATCATTCAGCTCAATCAGTACAAATTATTTCTGATCCAACAATTATGGATACAACTGTTGGTTCACATAATGGTGATTCATATTACCAAGAATTTTATTCAAAATTGGGTATACATACACAAGCTACAACATTAAATATGACACCAGTTGAAGCATATAATGCAATAGTTAATCATAGACGTAAAGCAAGATCAAAATCGTTACCATTAAGAAACGCATTTGATCATTCATTAGCTGACGCGTTTTGGATTAATAACGGAATGCAAAATATTGTACCAGATTACGATCAATCTTTGATCGACGGACAAGTAACATTAGCCGGATTGACATTCCAAGCACCAATTAAATCAAGATATGCACATTCATCAAATGATGGATTAAAAGATTCATCAGCAAATAATGCATTAAACAGCAATTATGGATATAAACCAACACAAGTTGGAGGTATAATTGACGAAGGCGATAATTACTTATTTGATGAAATATTTGCAGAATTGCAAACAGGCGGAAACGCTACAATGTCATTAGCTGACATTGAACAAGCACGACAAACAGCGGCATTTGCTAAATTAAGAGCAAAGTACGATGGAATTGACGACGAACATGTGATTGATTTGCTTATGTCAGGAATTAGAGTTCCTGAAGAAGCATTAAAGCAACCAATATTATTGGGACGTCAACGTGCAATGATAGGATTTAACCAACGTTATGCAACAGACGGTGCAAACTTGGATAAGTCAGCAACAAATGGTATGGCAACAATTGACATGTCAATTAGAACACCAGCTATGAATACTGGCGGCGTTATAATGATAACTGCCGAAATAGTGCCAGAACAACTCTGGGAACGTAAGAAAGATTATTTCTTATACACAACAGATCCAGATACGTTACCTAACTATCTTTCTGATGTATTGGACCCAGAAAAAATTGCAGTTGTAAAAAATGACCACGCTGACGTAAATCATGCAACACCAGATGGAACATTTGGTTATGCACCATTAAACCACGAATGGCAAAGAGATGCTGTAAATGTAGGTGGTAAATATTACCGCCCTGCAAATGACGCATTTGACGAAGACCGCGCAAAAATTTGGACGGCTGAGTCAACAAACCCAACGCTAAATGAAGACTTTTATTTATGCTCAGGTTTGCACAAAAAAGTATTTGCCGATCAAGTATCAGACAGTTTTGAAATTACATGTCTTACTGACATGTCAATCGTAGGAAACACCGTATTCGGTGCAGGACTACAAGAAACTGATGCAACATCTGATTACGACACAATCACTTCACAAGTCGATTCCTCGCGTATCGTTAAGTGATAAAAAGCAGGGGAGCCCTCCCCTCCCCTGCTGACAATTTAAAAAGGAAAATGAAATGAACAGAATTAAACACGGCAACATAAGCAAATGGTCACAAGCAAAAGCGGGCGATGTAATTGAATTTGCATCAAGCAAACCAAGACATGTAAAGTTTGAAGTAACTGCAAACAGCAACATTGAAGTTTGGGTAGCAAACGATAATAAAATGTCTGACGCCGTATTGGTGGGCACATCAAACGGAAAAACAGAAATTCAATATACAGCACCCGCAACAACGTATGTGCAAATTAAAGCTGAAAAATCAGCAAGTGTATTTGTAAATATACCAGATATCGATCAATCAGTACAAAATAGCGATGAACCAAGTTTCACGTCTATTGAGCCACGTGTAAACAACAGCACTGAATTTGATCGTATGGTTCAATTTATGAAACACAACGAGCAACAACGTAATGCACAATTAGAAGCTGAAAGATCAGCTCTAAGGGCAGAAGTAGCAAAAATCAAAGCAGAAGCTGAAACAGTAGTTGAAGCGCCACAAGAGGCAGAAACAGAAGATGCAGGAGAAACCCCCGAGTAAGTTTCTACGCTGGATACGGTTTATTGACCGTATCCAGTTTTGGCACCGTGATGAACTGGTGCATAAAACACACGTAGAAGCGGCAAGATCATTAGCAGAACCTAATGCATCAAAATCACTCTGGGTTAAAATTCAGCAAACAGAAAACGATTATGTTGGGGTACATCCTGATATAATCGAGTTTTGGAAAGCATTTTCCAAAGCAATGAAGCGACGGAATATACCAATCCGAGCGTTTGAATTTGTACGGTCTGCAGAACGACAACAAGAGTTATTTGATAAAGGCAGAAGCAAAGCTTCTGCTGGATTTGGAGCACATCAGTACGGAATGGCCGTGGATATTATTCACGCAACCCGTGGTTGGAATTTAAGTAAAAAAGAGTGGGATTGCATGGTTGCAATCGGCAAAGAAGTTGCACGCAAACGCAATATTAAATTGGACTCAGGACATGATTGGAATTTTTGGGACCCAGCACATTGGGAAATAGACAATTGGCAAGACCAAATCAAATAAAAAACAGTAAGTTGAATAACTTACACGAGGCAAACGGAACGGAAACTCCAAGTATTGGAGTTCCGTTTGCCGGCAATAGACCCACTCTCGTTAAGACTATGCATTTAGTGACACAAAACTTCGCGTACAGGAAATAATTATGTGCATAGC